CTCATTTGGCCGTTCATACCCTCCATTGCTTTTTTAGCGGGTATACCTTCTTTCTTTGCTATATCTGAAATTATACCTTTTACTTCAGTAGCTTCTACACCAGCTGATTTAAATACTGATGCTAAATCAGTTGCCTCCGATGCATCTAATCCTAATGATGAAAGTTGAGTTACACCTTTAATTAAATCAGCAGTTGCCATTGAGGCACTTCCATATTTCTCTGCTATTGCTTTTCCTGATGCGGCTACTGCTTCACTACCATAGAGTAATCCAGTCATACTAAATCGTGCCTGCTCAATATTACCTTGAAGTTGAAATGCTGATGCTCCAGATAGCCCTAAATTCGTTACACCATCCTTAATGCCATCACTCATTCGACTGACATTGGCACTTATATTTTCAAATGCCTTATTCATAATGAGTGCTTTGAATGTGCCATTTAATACTGCAGCTTCAATATCGCTGGTGATTCCGAATATATTCTTCAATACATTATTACGTTCTTCTAAGAATGTTTTTTGTTTATCTAATAACTTACCCTCTTTTTCGCTTAATTCATATATAGACAAGGCTTGCTGTAATTCCGTGGCCTGTTGAAGGTTTTTATCATTACCAGTTTTAACGTCTTCCATTAATAAATCACTAATCGCAGTTCTTAATGATTTGATTGTATTAAGCGCACTCGTTTCTTCCTTCATATTTAGGAGGAGTTTGGCTTGTATACCCAATCCAAACTCTTCTAACTTTAACTCGGATTTAGCCAAGTCAAGATTTTTCTTCTTTACCTCGTTTAAGGCCTTTGCTGCTCTTTTCTTTTTCTCTATTTCCTTATTAGTATTATCAGCCATTATCTAACCCTTAGTAACCTTTTATACCAGCAGCACGGGCGTTATCTAATGCATTAACTAAATCTCGTAATTTCTTTTTTTCTTTATCGTTTGGCGCTGAATTGATAGTATCTTCAATATCTGATTGGATATTTTTTAATTCCTTATCTAATTTCTTTCGCTTCTTGTTAAAGATATCAAAAATACCCTCAGATAATCCATATTTTAGAAATACTTCTTTCAGGTGTGATTTTTTTATTGTTTTCATAATAGTATCCTTATTAAGTTACTTATCTATAAATATAGAAATACCCAACATTTCTGTTGGGTATCCTATTATCTTTTTGATTTAGCTTTTTTCATAGCTTTGTCATGTTGCTTTTGTTCTTCGTTTTTAAATTCTATTATTTTACTGATGTAGAATTTCCTAGACCATATCGGTAGGTTATATACATCTGTAAATGTGAATCCACCATTTCCATGATAGATTAAATCAAATATTTGAGAATGCAACAGTTTTCGGTAGTTAAGACTTAGGCCAAAAAAACCCCACGTCCATAGGCAGTAGCATATTCCTCCTTTCACCAGTTTCATCTGATACGAATTCCCATTCTAAATCTATATCAGGTGTAACTTCACTTATATGCGTTCTTAAAGCCTTTGAATCTACTGCGAATAACTCATTTTCCACAAAATTAGTAATTATCTTTTGGTCGTATTCACCATCAACTGATAAAATCATATTTTTTAATCGAGTTGTTAAATCCTTAGAGGTTTCATCTTTTAATTTCTTACGTGCTTTTTTACTTTCTTCTAACTGATGTTTGATTTTACGTTCTTTACTTTCAGTTAAAGCTTGAAATGTTATCATTCTCTTAGAGCGGGGTAATTCAAATTCGTATTCGTTTTTGTTTAATTCAGTTTGACCTGAACCATCATACTCTTTGTTTTCAAATTGAGTTAAATCAATTGTATCTTTCTGAGTTGTGTTTGGTGAGGTTGGGTCATCAATTTCAACTTCATAATCTTTACCATATCCCAAAATTCTACTTGCTATCATAATTGCGTTTTTATCGCCTGTTACTAAATCAACGTATTTGATTGGTAATCCATCACCATTCGATATAATTAGTGCTTGAAATAATCTATCCAATACACTACCATCTTTAATGTATGATTGTGTTGTAAGGATATCTTCCTCTCTGGCAGTCATATATTTTAATTCTATCTTTCCTGATGATAGTGGGTTATCTTTTGGATAAACCAACCCATTTGAAGGTAATTCAATTATTTCTGTAGGGAATTTGTAATCTGAAACTTGCGTTTGTGCATGTTGTTGCTTTGCGAGTTCCACCATATCTGAATTAGACATGGGGTTTGATGAATAATCATCTTGTAGTTTTTCACTCATATAGTAATCTCCGTTTTTATAACTTTGTTCGTATATAAATATGAAAAAAATACTTTATAAACAAAAAAACCCCACCATTTCTGGTAGGGTTCTTAATTTTATTAATAATTCGGTAATTCTGAATTAGAAATTTAGTATTGCGTAATCAAATGTAAGTGTTAAATCAACAGTTGCTAAATCTTCACCAGTATAATCCATATCTGAGAATTTTGCTGTTTGAATAAATGCACCTTTAAGTTTCCACTCTTCTACTTTATCACCAACAGGACCCAAACTGTTAAATGTGATATCTTTTTTGTAGAAATCAGAGTATCCATCTCGTCCGGTTACAGATTCGTGGTGTAGTCTTACCCATTCCATTGCTGCTTGTGCTGCAGAAGGAACAACAGGATCATATAGTGAAATTGTTATATCACTCCACTCACTTCTACCTTTTACATATCGTTTAACGTTAACGTGGTCTATTGTAACCTTACCGTTTGTTATTTCTGGTCTGTTAGCGGCTTTTATTAAGTATGCAGGGATTCCCTCTATATACATAATGAACCTGTTTGACATCTTCGGTTCGAATGATGTAAACATTACTTCTGTTGGGTCTAATAATTGTGCCATTTTTGTTTTCCTATGTTTCTATTTCTTTTATATAAATATCCAACTTTTTAAAAAAGATGAAGTTCCCCACCGAAATGGGGAACTAAACTTTAATTTAAGATGGGAATGCAGCGCCAGTCGGTAGTACGTTGAAATCAAGTACAATGAATTCTGCTGTTTTTGCAGGTTGTAAGAAAATCTCACCTACCATAATATTTCTATCAATTACATCAGGAGTGTTGTTGGTATCATCCATAACTACTCTAAATGCGTATAAACCTTGTCTTTGTTGGATTGATTCCAAATAAGGATTTACAATTGATAAGAAACGATTTCGTGTCGCTGCTGTATTATTTTCAAATACTAAGTAACGAGTTGAAGATGCGATAAACTTCTTAACTGCGATTAATAATCTTCGTACATTGATTCTATCCAATGCCGATGGTTTAGCCTGTAAGGTTTTTTGTCCAAATACAGTAACTCCTTGACCAGGGAACGTTGCGATAGGATTTACTCTACCTTCGTAAAGTGCATCTCTCTCAACTCTAGTCAATCTACTCTTAGCTTCAATAACGTTAGTTAATCCACCACGATTTAAACCAGCTGGTGCGAACCATTCGGCTGCTACTGAATCGTTAAATGCAATAACACCCGGTAGAACTACAGATGGCGGAACCCATACAGGTTTGTTTTTATCTGAATTTAGTATCTTAACCCAAGGGTGATAAGATGCTACATAATTTGAATCAAATGGTTGAACTGTGTTTACAATTGTTGATATTGAATCAGCGTATGCTCCAGCATCCATTATAAAGAATGTATCCTGTCTGTCTTCACACATATCTTTAGCGAATGTAGTAACAGATGAATGTAATCTGTGGATTAGTCCTGGTAATACTAACATATTAATATCAAATTCATCAGGATTAGATACTGAGTTAATAGCTTTTCTGTATGCTATCGTTCCAGTCGCTGTATTTGATGAACAATCATACCCTTGCGTATTTCCAGCTATAATATCACCAGCAGTACTTACAATTCTATTTGGTTTGAATCCATCAAAACCACCTTGAAATGGTATTAAGAACTTACGAGAGTTAATTGATGTAGTTGCATCTGATAATGAAATAGAACCTGAGTTAGGTGATGTAGATGATGGAAAATTAGCTCCACTTTCTTGGTTGTTATCTCCTAGATAAAATGCAGTTCCAGCAGTTGCTGTTGCAGAATCAGGATATACTGATAAATAATTTACGTTATCCGTTGTAGCTAAATCAAAATCAAATCCATAAAACTTTTTAGCGTTATATGAACTATTAATTTGTTGATTTGCTATATACGTTGGATTTGGAAGTGTAAATGCAGTTCCGTAAGGATTTTGCAATGCTGCGAATCCGAATGGTACTAATGATACATCAACTGCTCCGTTATTAACTGCGGTAGCTACTTCAACTCTAATGTTTGCTGAAAGGTTAGCGTAATCACCATTTGTTGATAATTTACCGTTTGCATCAACTGTAATATATTTGTCACCAATTACTCTAACTATATAGTTTGGAGAATCTGGGTTTAAGTTACAACCTTGAAATTGCTCAACTAAGTTTGGTCTGATATCAGAATCAACTACACCAACAAATGGTGAACCAACAATTTTGTCCTGGTCAACTCTTCTTACAAGTACTGTAAATGAACCATATTCAGAACCTGGAACCGTTCCAGCTACTTTAATATCTTGAATACCAATTTTAAACTCATAGTTTGTAGCCGCACCATGTGATAATGTATGGAACTTAAACAAGTTGCTAGTGTTTCCACCAACTTTTTGAGATGTAATCCAAGGTGTTGCAGCTTCGGTGTATGCTTTAGAGTAATCAATATCAGAACTGGTTACTGCAGTTACTGAAATAGTGTCACCTGTTGCAATTGATGCTGATTGGTGTATTTTAAAGTTTGATAACAGATATGCGTTTTCAGAACCTCTTGGAGAAAATCCCAATGCTTTAGTTATGTAGTTATTGTTTGTTGGGTTTAATGAAGATGAGTATGTAGTTCCGGTTGCAGATGAGCCTGAAACTGTTAATAAAAACTCCGA